CGTGGTGGCAGCGGGGGCGGCGGCAGTCGGATCAGCCGAGCCCAGCAGCTCGACGATCTCCATCGCCACGGACAGGGTGCCATCGGCAGCCACGTCCAGGCCGCTGCCGACAATCACGCCACCCAACGTGGTGGTGGTGGCAATCGGGAGGGCTGCATCGGAAGCAGCCGCTACCCAGGCAGTGCCGTCAAAAACTTTCAGGACGGGCTTAGCAGGATCGGTAACGTCCAGCCACTGCTCACCTTTGCTGTTCCCAGCGAAGCCTGCAGGGGTGGCGTTAGGAGCAGTCGTGCCAACCTGAGCAGCACCAGCCTTGGCCAGATCGCCGGCAGCATCTTTGAAGTAGATGGCCGGCGAGTCGCCAGCAGTGTTCAATGCAATTTGGCCATCAAGAAGATTGGCCGGGTCGGGCCGGGTATCGGCGCCAGGGTTTCTGATTGACTGCCAGGGCTTTGCCGCCATGAGGAGTTGAGTGAGATCTCAGCTCAACTCTAACTAGCTCTGATATGCCGGCATAATGGGGTTGGGCCAGCGCGGTGAGACGCCTGACCCAGACCAACTTGCGGCAACAAGCTGATGCAGAGCAATGTAGAGCGGTGGCTGCCCGTCGTCGGATGGGAAGGGCTGTACGAAGTCTCCAGCTGGGGCAGAGTTAGGAGCTTGGACCGCGTTGTGCGTTTTCGCAACGGTCGGCAGCGGCGGGCCGAGGGGAGAGTGCTACTCCCATCTATCGACATTCACGGCTACAGAACGGTGTGCCTAAAAGGCAATGGGAAAGCGAAGACGCAGAAAATAGCAACACTTGTCGCCTTGACCTTCCTTGGCCCTCGGCCTGAAGCGCACGTTGTTCGGCACGGAGTTGGTGGGCAGCTTGACGACAGCCTGGCAAACCTCTGCTGGGGCACGAAATCGGAAGACATTGCTGACAAGGTGAGAGACGGCACCTTCCTCTATGGAGATCGTTGCAGCTGGGCCAAGCTCACCCGCGACCAAGTAGTGCTGGCTCGGCAGCTAGTTGCCGCAGGCCCACGGGGAACGTCTAGCCGCCTTGCGCGGGAGTGGGGCGTATCTCCCGCCACCTTGAATGACGCAGTGCTAGGCAAAAGATGGGCCTGGCTGGAAGATCAGCCCGCGTAACCGCCTTCATCACAGTCAACCGGCCCAGGCGGGCCCTGTGGGCCAGGCGGGCCTTGGGTGGCAGTAACGCCAATCCAGCGAGGGCTACGCCAGGTCCAGGTGGTTTCTGCCGCCGTATAAGTATCGCCTTCCGCCGGGTTGTCAGGAAAGTCCAGAGCCACTAGAAATACTCCCCTTCGTCATTCGATTCATTCTGCCCGCCGCCCTGAGGGCTAGCGGGAACCCATTGCTCGCTTGTCCCATCGGCGTACCACAGGAAAGTGGTCCCGATGGTGGTGTCAAACCAGCCTGCCCACGCTGTCGGATCAGACGGTGGCGCGTCGCCGAAGTAGATGCCCTGGCCCTGGCCTCCCCCTGTGCCCTGCGGGTTGGTGTCGACCCACTGGACACTGCCCTTCGCATCCTGAAAACGAATGAACAGGCGCCCGATTGAGCTGTCGAACCACAGATCATTCAGCCGCGCAGCAGCTGGGGCTGTATCCCCTACCCAGGTCGGAAGGTTGTCGAGCCGTCTTTTGTCGGCTGCGGAAAGCGACCCAGGCCGCAGCTGGCTGGCCTCATCAATGCTGATCGTCCAAGCTGATCCGCCGCCTTGCACCCGGATCGGCGCAACCGAATCAAGGGTTATGTCACCGCCGGTCCCCGTGCCACCGTCTCCGGTGCCATCGGATTCGACGTAGACCGTCATCCAGTCACAGTCGAAGTCGGCATGGCCGGTCTTCACCAGGATCTGCCCAGGCGCCCCGCCAGGAGGCAATGCCCCCTCCGTGTTGGCCACAACGGTGGTGTTGTAGTAGCCGCCGGAGTTGGGGTCGTAGTTCTCAAAGACCAGCCTGGCCATCGCTTGGTCTCCTAGAAGGTGCCCTCATCGAGCACGCCAACACTCATCACTCCGTCCGCGTCTACCAGCACTTCACTGCTGGGGATCACGGTGCCCCGTGAAACACCGCTGGCAGGCTGGGCGTACTGCCACAGCAACGTGTTGGCCGCCAGCTGCGTCGCCACGTTGGCCATTTCCGGCTGGAAGTTGGCACCCTCAACCAGCACGTCCTCGTCACGGACTGAGCCGGACTGGCCGCTGATCACGCCAACCTTGATCCAGTTGGAGCCGGTGCCCAGAGAGAAGATCCAGTCGCCCACCACCAGCGGCTCAACCGGCGCGGGGGTTACGCCTGTGCCCGCCTGCGTCACGATCAGGTAGAGGCCAGCGTTCGCCTGCGCAGGCGCCGGCACCGCATTGCCAGCGATCACCCCGGCCATGTTGCCGTAGGTGCTGATGCTCTCAACGACGTTGTTCAGGGCGTCATAGGTGCCACCGAACCGGGCGTTCTGCTCCACCGCTGAGCCGTAGCCCAGATTCATCCAGTAGCCGTTCTGAACCGTTCCAGGTCCATCAACCGTGCCGATCCAGATGTAGGCCGAACGGTCAACCGGGTTCACCCACCACTGCCCAGCAAACTGTGGCTTGGGTCTGGACTGATTGACCTGCGCAATGCCGTAGTCGGCCAGCTGTTCAGCAGTGACACTGTTCAACTCCAGTCGGTCTGTGCCGAATCGCCCGCTGGTGATCGCGCTGACATCCAGGCCGGGAATGTCGCCAGGCAGCAGGTCGCCACCCTGAATGACGTGACCCGTCTCGTTGATCTGCACCTTGGTATAGGTGCCAGTCAGTGCGCCACTTTCAATGTGACGCAACACGCCGTCAACAACCTGCAGCGGCGGGTACGGGACGACAACCGCGCCGGTGGTGGTGTCTGTTGCGTTAGGTAGGTCAGTGCCCACCAGGGGCACCGAGGCTGTCACATGGCCCTGGGCGTCGTAGGTAAATCCGCTCCGGGTGGTGGGAGCAACTGCGTTGCTATGGGACAGAGCGCCGGTGGTGCTGACTTGAAGACCACCACCAGGCGGCACTTGAACACCACCCAGCTCCGCCTCTTTGGCCGGCGGGAGATCACTGCCGATTAGCGCCCGATGCTCAGTGATGTGGCCCTGGCCATCAAAGGTGATGCCACTGCGGCTGCCAGCCAGGACCGCGTTGACATGACCGATTGCGCCGGTGGACTTGTCGAGCCCCCGGTCCAGGGAGGCAGGGGCAATCTTGGCCGCTGTCACCGTGTCATCGGTGAGCTTGGTGCCATCGACACCAGGGGCGACCTTGCTGTTTGTGATCGCCAGGTCTTGGATGGAGGGCGTATCTACGGCGCCATCTGCCAGCTCACTGGCAGTGATAGCCTCCGGGGCGATCTCCTTTGCCGTGACGCTATCGGGGACCAGCTTGGCGCCTTGGATGGTGCCGTCATCGACGAACTGCAGGCCCGCTTCCAGGAAGCTTTTGGCGTCAAGGGCTTTCGACTCTGAGGCCGACAGATCTGCAACTGCCAGCAGGTCCAACCCTTGCAGGTCTTCCTCCGCCAGACGCGGGAGTTCTGAATACCTGAGGTCTGCCACAGTTCCCGCTACGCCTAGGTGCTATGGGCCAGTCTAGGTTCAACGCCAGTGCGGGCTCACTCCTGCTGCGCTTCCTCCAGCTCAAGGAAGCCGTTGCCCAGGTTCTCTTCCACGCGGATGCGGCTTACGTCGTCTTCCTGAAGGATGTAATTGCTGATCATCCGAGTGCGCAGCTTGATCTCGCCTGTCGTCACGAAGTCCACTGTGGTCCGCACTGGCTGAGTCGCTTCAAACGCAATCGCCACATTCGTCACCAGGGCGTTGAAGTCGTAGTACACCTCATCGTCCACGTCCACCGCGTAACCACCTGGCTTCGGCTCCCGGCCCGCCAGGGTGAGCTTGGCCCAGAACTCACTGCCCATTTCCGTGCGTAGCAACAGCTGGTGCAGGTAGATCGGCATTTCGATGCCACCGCTCACCACATTGCTCAGTTCATCGCACAGCCGGCGCTCGTAGTCGAAGAAGCAGTTGAGCTGGCCGCTGCCGCTGATCAGGGCGCTGTGCTGCTGGCGGAACTCATCGCCCAGCTCAGTCACGTCAACCGCTTCACGACTGGTGTTCAAGGTGAAGTCCGTCACCTGGCCCACGATGCGTTCGATGTTGTTCCGCACCTTCACCGCAATCGGGATCTTGCGGGAGGGGCGCTGCAGCATCACCCGGCCACTGGCCTCACCGCTCACCGCTTCGTCAAAGGTCCGGTACAGCGTCACCCCGCCCACCTGATCGACAGCAACGAACCAGATGCCATCGGGGTAGGTGCCAGGCACAAACCAGCCGCTGGCCTCAACGAAGTCCAACGGCCCGCGATCCAGCGCTTTGAACTCCACCTGATCGCCAGTCAGGAGCATCCCAGGCGTGAACTCAAACGAGAACCGATTGCGGTCCAGGTTCACGTCAGAAGGGCAGATCTCGCTGGTGTAGCTCCGGCCTGCGGTGCTTCGCCTCAGCTCAACCTGGCCCATGTGTCCCAGGATCACTGACATCAGAGTGCAACCCCCTTGAGGTCGCCGCAGACACTGAAGCTGACCTGTGCTTGCATCACCTCTCCTACCTGACAGCTCAGTTCACCGGAAGTCAGTAGCGCCTCAAAGCTCACGGCCTTCTCGCCCCAGCCCAGGGTGATCGCCACCTTGTCAGCGTCGGTTGCAGCGCCGACCTTCACCACCTTGCTCAGGAGAGAGACAGGGGCATCTGCGTAGTAGAACACCGACATGCTGCCGCTGGCACTCTTCAGGCCCGGTGTGTAGTCACGAGCGACATCAGAGAGGCTGGTGGTTTCAAGGGCTTCCACCTGCGCACTGAAGGACCAGCCGCTGACTTTTGCGAGCTGAACACCGCCCAGGAGCACCTTTCCATCCTTGCCTGAGTAGTGCATCAGCCGTCTAGGTATCCAATGAGCTTGACGCTAATGGTGCTGCGACCAGGCGCCACGGAATCGACGGAGGGTGGGCCGTCATAGCGCCAGCGCAGTCCGCTGGCCGTTTCTCCCAGGTAGCTGGCGAGGTTGCTGCCCGCGCCCGCCAAGCCATCGTTGGCGGTGAACGTCACCCAGTTGTCACCGACGTTCTGCTGCTCGTAGTTCTGGAGGATCTCGGCGGTGCGATCGTCGCTCACGTTCGCGAACTCCAGGCTCAGCTCTGACTTGCTGCGCCGGTTGCCGTAGCGCAGGATCGTG